CTACAAATTAAATAGCTTCGCACTGACCTTTGTTTCTTTAATTATGCGTTTTGCAAACTCGGGCATCTTTTCTTTCATTTCCCCTGTAAACTGACCAATTGGATACGAATAGGTCGATTCACCTATTTTCTGTTCTTCAAAGAATACGTTAATTGTATCTGTATAAACTATATACACAATTCGCACACTATATAACGTATTGCTTTTTTTCTTGAATAGCTTTTTGATTTCTTCTATTACTATCTGTTCCATGATTTTACCTCAATACGATTATACGAACATTTGTTCTTGTAAGCAAATAAAAAAACATCCACACAAAAATGCAGATGCGTAAACTAAACTAGCCTAGTAAATAACAAATACTAACTCTGTTAAGGACAAATATTACTAGACAACTTATTATATCAAAATGATAATCGTTAAATAAATGTTGATTTGTAATTAATAAAATAAGATAGTATTTTTATTCAAATAAAAAAATCCACAAACTAATGTGGACTAACCTAGTAGTTATCATAACTTAAAGAGGGAGTAACCAACTACTAGGCTTTTGTAAGTATATCATAATGTAGGCATTTCGAACAAGCATGCCCTATGCAACTAAAAAACACCCAACCAGATTATCCAGTTGGGTGTTTTTGTTTATTCTGTATTCATGAATCTTAATCGTCTTTTTAGATACCAAATATTAAGATTTGACAGTTTGTGTTTCAGTATTTGTTTTCTATGATTGATTTTCCAGCGCTTTAATTCGTCTGGGTGGCAAACCGCTTTTGTGTCGATAACGTTTGGCATAATATATATCGGCGAATCATAAGAAAAAACCATATTTTTAATAGATCTTTTTTGGAAATGCACGTAGAGAAATTCTGATAATTCACTGTTTTTATAGCCAAATAGTTTTCCGTTTCGATATAGAAAATAATCAATTACACTCCCGCCGTTTATGTTGAACGAGAACTCATCTTTTAAGACGTCTGCAATCCATTTTGGATTGTCATATTGCTTAACATTATTATTAATTTTCAAAGCATACGACAATCCACGCCCTCTATTTTTACCCCATCCCCATTCGTCAAATGCGAATATCGCTTTGCTGGTAGCTACTTCTTCAAACGAAGGAACTCCAGGTAGACTATAATTGCGTTTCCAAAGGTAATTAATATCATGATTGTTTCTAAATAATGTTAAGTGTCCGAGATTGAAAATTCTATCATATTTTGAAAGCAGTTCATCTGTCAAATAATTCGAAATATTTCCAAAAATCACATCGGAGTCAAAATATCCCCACCACTCTGACTTACTAATATATTCAGAAAATATCACACCGTACATGGGTTTAAAATCGACTAACTTATATGCACTATCTAAGTGCGCGTGATACCCCAGAATCTTATCAATTTTATTGTTTATAATAGATAAATTAGATTTTATAAATAATATGTTTTCACAGTTTTCAGGAAGTTTGACGTCTAAATTAGTCGGTATGATAAATCTGACATTCTTATTATTAGCCATTGAATTAATCAAGAGTGGAAACGTCTGTGGAAATGAGTTTCCAAAATAAGGAGAAATTAAAGTAATTGCTGTCATCGTGGTTTCCTATTAATAATTTATATTTATTGTATCACAATAAATTTTTCGATTGGATTAAATTCTAGTCGGCGTTTTTATTTTATTCAATTTTGTAATTCATTAACCTTAGCTTGTGCATCAGCTAGTGCTTGTTCTGCCTTTGCTAATTCATCTGCTTTAGCTTGTTCATCTTCCGACTTTGGTTGTGCCTGCGGATAAACGTTGTTTAATTCGTTAATCAACATAGCGTAAGCATGTTCAACCGCGTTCTTGATAAGGGTTTCATCTGCTGTACTAAAACCTAGCTTAGCCAACTCACTTTGAACAATCGCATAGGCGCCGTTCTTTTTCATAATACCAGAGATATACTTGTCAACGCCCGCTTTCTGCATTGCAGTAACAGCGTCTTTAGCTAAAGGTTCCAACAAAGTAATCACGGTTGTGATCTGTTTATGTGATTGAAAATATTTTAAAGCATAGCCAGCAATCGCCGTAATTGCTGCTACTGCTATTGATACGATAATGTCTGAAAAACTAGTAATAGTCATAATTTCCTCTTTTTTATTTAGTCAAATGTTACATAGTTTGAACTAAGCCAAACAGGTTCGCCGTTCATCTCAATTTTTACATATTGACCATCTGCTGACTTGTCAAGAATATTGCAATGGCCGTCAAACGTTGCAAACTCAATTACACCATTGTTTCCTTGAATGTTTTGGTTAGCCAACCGATTGCCATAACGATCTGTCAACGTAAATGCTGCTACAGGTATAAGTTGGTTATAATCGACTGGTCGTGGTTGGGCCATATCATTATTAATGCCGTACCATTGGCCGTTATATTGCACCCATTTATCAACCACATACACATTCTTGAACGATACTGTCTTAGCGTTAGCTTCTTTATTTGCTTGTTTATCGCCTTGTGCAGGCGTTGGGTGCTTGGTCGTTGCCTTTGTATAGCCGTTATCAGTAATACCTGTAAGGTCAACTGATGCGTCTAAACTAGGTGCTGAATAGGTGCTAGTGAATTGAAATAATGCGACGCCTCGCATACTTGGAAAGTAGTTATAATTTGGTTCTGGAGTTACCGCGTAGTTAGGGTACTCCGCTACCCATAAGCACGTACCGTAACGGTCTACTACTTGATCAGTATAAACGTTGTCTTGCAGGAAAACTTTATATCCGTATAACATAGGCGTGTAACCAGCATCTTTAATACGTCGCATTAATGTAATTATTGCGATAGTGTTGGCTTCCTTGCTCCAACTTGCGTTGCGCTCATAGTCAACCGCTACGATTGAACCTTTAGGTCCTGTAATCTGTGGTAAGAAAATATTAGCTAACAGGTTTGCTTGATACGTTGAACCACCCTCAAACCAAAGGTACGTGTGCGCGCGTTGTCCTTGGTTAATGGTTTGCGCCATTTGTGTTTCATAGGTTGGTTGTCCATAGACGCTATTATCAAATATGCCACCAATCTGTGAAATGTTAAATGTTTCCTTACCATACGGACGTGGCACATTATAACCATTATGAATACTGGTATCAGTCCCAATATCACCGACACTAGCTGATACGCCAGTAATCACTGCACCAAAAAAGGCAACCGCTCCAATTGAAGCAACCGCCCATCGTTTTAATTTATTCACTTTTAAACCTCCCATTTATCGTGTTTCCAAGTTTCCAATGCCGTTAATCGCACTTCGTGGTTATTGGCCTGTTTGTTGCTCTCTTTCAGTTCGTTTTTTAAGCTAGCAATGTCTTGCCTTAAGCCACTAATTGAATTCACAATCGTATTTTTAAGCACCCACCATAGTCCGCCCAACAACATTGAACCTAACGATAACCAACCAATCAAGTCATGTGGCATCTGCATTTATTATTTCTCCTTATCATTAAAAATCAAAGTTACTGATTATCTCTTCTGCAATATACTTGTGACCCAAGTCACCTGGGTGAGACGCTTCACCTTGTGAAGTTACTTGGAATGACACACCATCAAGACCCATGCGGGTTGCGCCGGTATAGCTTTGATAAGCGGTATCTTTACTATTTTTAGTAATATCAGCAAGCAGACCACCATTATTTTCAACAGCTGTCTTAATTTCCTGCATTAGCGTTGGATAACTGATGAACCATGAGCCAACCCAAATAATGGTGGCTTTTGGCGAAACAGAACGAATATTTTTGACTAGTTTATTGACATCATTTGCAAACGTAGCGTGTCGAGCATCTGTGTTGACGTTATCACCTAATTGAACAATTACCATATCTGTGTCAGTAGCCAATAAGGGCTTAATACGTTCGTTGAACAGCGTATCACGATTAGCAGTATTTTCAGCCATTTCCCAAACAGAAAAACTCGTGCGTTCAGCCACTGTGGCATTAGGGTTGGCTGATAGAATATAGTTTTTAACAAGTTGATAATAGTCGTGATTACCATCACTCGCCGCCATGCCGATATTTCCTTTTTCAAGTGTCAATGAGTTACCGATAATCAACACTTTATTTGGAACCGAACTAATCGTAGATAACACGCCGCTGTTATCTACAACCAACTTATATTTAGTCCCGTTTGGCGCAGAAATGAGCAGGCGATTTTTCAACGGTATAATTTCAGCCAAACCATCATTTAGAATACCAACGTCTTTGCTAATTTCAGAAATTTTGGACAAATTCGTTTTATCAATCACAGAATACGAGAAAGGTACAATTTTATCAGCATCGAATAATTGATTTCCGCCATGACCATCTTGATTAACACTATGGTTGATATCCTGTAATATTGTTGGCTCAAAGATACCATTTTCGTCCGGTGTGAAGACACCAGCTTCTGATAAGTCCATTAGCAACAATTGATTTTCTTTAATTTGAATATTATTTGTTTCCACATCAAGTCTATTCAGTCCTGCAACCAAATTCAATGTGAAATCAGTTTTATTAACAATAAGTCCATATTGATCTAAATTAGCCACTGCAAATTTATACGAACCACTTGAAGGAACATAAGCAGAAATTTCTTTAATAAGCCCATCAATTCTGCTAGTTCGCTTATAGCCACCGTACATCAGACCAGCGTAGCTCGCATTACTTAGTGTCGATATCTTTTGTGTCTGTTGACCAATATAATTTTGAGCGCGATAACCATCATTTTCAATAAGTTGATTCATTGAATTTTTGTTATACCCAACGCCTGCTTGATTGCTTACAGAAATTTCATTAATGACAAGGTTATTTTTACCGTGAACGCTAACTAAAATACGAAGTGTATTGTTTGTTAGCGCGTAAAACTTTAATTGTTCACTTGTTATTTTGTGAACTGTGACGTCACCAAATTTCTTTAATATATTATGTTGAGTTAAACTACCAATTAATTTGTTAGTGGTATCCATTAGCCACACGGAGTAGTTTTCGCAAACGATATTAGTTGTTACATATATATCACTAGAGACGTCACTCTCGACATCAAATGTTATACCGCTATCCCCATCAGATGCTGTTCTAGTAAATAGTAAAGACCCATTAGATAAGATTGTAACTTTATCTTTCACGATGTTCCATTTAGTATATTTCGTTAAATCAACTGGGTGATTTTTAAAATTATCAGTGTTCAATATACCTAACTGCTCCTTGAATTCATAAGTATAATTTGATTTATTTAACGTGAGTCTATTTATCGTCAGATTATAGTCTGATTGAGAAGCGAAAAGGATATTAAATGATGTTGGAATGCTAATACCATACATGTTATTTTTTAATTTAACTTGTACATGTTTTGAATCACTTGTTTCATTTAGGCTTGCCAAATTAATTGTCTTCCCATTTAGAAAATTACCTGAATCATCCATCAAATAAACACTAGATTGATTTTTGGTTGCATCGCCAGTTCGGTCAGTTACATAATCAAAATTGAGATATAGAGTTTCATTATCCTTAAGGGGTGCACGCATAGTGACGTGAACCATGAATCCTGTATCTTTGTTTTGCTCACCTCTAAAATTAATTAGATGATCAGCAACAATCGCTTGATTTTTAGTGAACCACGATTTTGTTTTTGAATCGTTTATATAATTATCTTTAATGCTTTCGAAATTAATATAATCAACAGCTTCGTATTTTACTGAACGATCAGCAATACCTACGCCTTGATAAACACCTGCATCAGTCCATGTATTGTTTGTCCAAATATATTTATGACCAGTATCTGCCGTCACGAATAGCCCTGTTTTTCCTGTTGGATATTTCGATTGTAATGTCGTAAAATTAGCAAACGTTTCAGGTACAACACTTATTTGTGATAACTTATCATTGATACTATTATTCAAGTCGTTTTCCTGATTATCCATTCTATCCTTCAAACTGGGATAGGTTTCGCTACTTGAATTTGTTCTAGCATTTTGTACTTCAACAGATGTGTCACGTTCTTCTGATAATGCCGTTTCAGCAGTTACCTGTGTTGCGTCTTCTCTCCCTTTCAAAGTGTCGTATGGTTTACCATTGGCATCAATACGTGCTTGTGTCACCTCGTTTTGGTCTTGCGGTGAAACTTTACCAAGAATGTCTAATATTTGTTTATTCAGCCCGTCTGCTTGCCCATCTACACCTTTTTGTATTTTATCAAAATTATCTACCAAGTCATTTCTAAGCGTTTGGTTTAATCCGAGTGAGAGTTCATTAGTTTTCAGTTTTTCCATCATTTTCTCCAGTCGCTTCTTCTATTTTTTTGTTGGCCTTTATATTTCCGTTTTCATCAACATTAATTTCATAATTAATTCCAGCTGATTTAAGCACTAGCCCACCGGATAATTTGGTAATACCCTCATATGTTTTATCGCCTTTGATTATTTCATCATTTTGATTTGTTGGCGCATTGTAAACGTTTCCGTTAACTAATAACTTTCCACTATCATCAAAAGAAATATAAAATGCATTTCCTGTTGGAGATAATAAAGATAATTTAAGTAGTTTCAAATCATCAAAATCGCTATTTTTAAAATGAAACCCATCTGCGGCAACCAACAATCTTGCCGTTTCTCTGTTTCCATCAGGCGCTGCATAAATCGCTTTACCAACCCCCAATGCGCTAATGTTATCTACCATTTCAGGTCGTTTGTTATTCCAATCAGTCATATCAACTCCATATATACCAGACACCGTTGTTTACTATTGATGACATATCATCATTAAGCTTTTGAACAGACTTACCAATATTCTGATTGGTATCATGAGCCTTTCTTTGTATAGCCATATTATTCATGTAATCAAATATCTTATTACCAAATGTTAGAGTGTCATTTTGTTTTGAATCTTGTGGGTAATAGGTCATACCAACAATTCTGGTATCAACATCAACACCTAATCTATCCTTGATCAGTCCGCTATTACCAACTTTAACGCTGTTGATGTCAGATAATTTGGCGCCATGTTCAAACTCAGCCCTCTCCATTGTGTATTGAATAATCGGATAGTCTTGTAACTGACCTTTAATATAATTCAATAATGAATCAGAATCTGTAAAACGATCATCTTGCACTGTAGCGGCCTGCTTTATGCCCCATATTTTAGCATTAGGACTAATGTATTCAGCTGTCGCTTTATACTTCCCGTCATCGTCTTGCTTACCAAGTCCTTTAATTTTAGTACGAATATTACTATAATCTTCGGTCCAAGCTATTTTTGATGCATTATACCCATCAACAAACACGAACTGATCGTCTTGACCAAGTTTCTTATAGATATGAATTGTATAATCATCAAAATAGAATTCAAAACCAAAATCGTCTTTTAAAGTATTCATAAACAAACTATCAGCAAAATCTCCACCAAAACCATCACTGAATGAATAGTTTTTAAAGCTGTCATGAATAACATAATTAAAATTAGTACCCTGAGTAACAAACTTCATACAGCTATCTAAACTCTGAGTATTGGTTAATCTATCTTCTACATATTTGTCATGTAAATCAGTTCCTACATGAATAGCAGATACTTGGTAACTGCGACGGTTACCCAATGAAGTTGGATTAACATTAGTTAGCCTAAATGTTTGCGATATTTCCGGCACATAAACTGTTGTTTGTGGTGACATCATCAGTGTGGCAATTTTATTCTGTGTACCATCATCGAAACTAAAAGACAATGTACTCAATTCATTAATATTTTCTGTCACAGACAAATTATAGACAACAATTGGTGTGTTATCTGGTAATGCCTGCTTAGCGTATACTACATTAGCCATTAATAATAAAACCTCGTTGTAAACTGAATTGTAAAATTAGTTGACCCAACAATTTCCATAGCATTGTTGCCAATGGCATAATCAATAAATTCACGATTTGACAAGCCATTACCCAACCTTTGCACGCCATTAACCATTGGTACTAATCCAATTAGTTTGAATTCGTCAGTTTTTGATAATGATTTAAAATAAGTGAATGATTGTCCTGTAGTATTGTTTTTTATCGTGAGCCCTTTTGGTGCGTCACCCTTAAAAGTAATCGTCACAGGACGTTCATTTGATAATAGTGGAATAATTGATGGATTAAGAATATTGAACTGAGCTTGATTAGTAAATGAGTACTTCGGTGTTTCAAAAGGAATGCCCATACCAATACCATAAGTACCATCAGCAAACGTGAATGGTTCTAGTGTCGTTGCTGTACTTTCCGCCAAACCGTCATAACACACCAAATTAATAGCAACGTTTTTAGCTTTCCAGAAATTACCCAGTCTTGGATAAGTAAATGAATCAGCTACTACTTTCCATCTCAAAAAAGGTGTCCGCGTATTGATTACATAAAAAGGCTCTGTGCTGCTGAATATTCGCAACACCTTGAGCCTTTGTAATTCATAATCATAGTTGTCTCGAGCGGTTACATCAAACGTCAATGGAATTGACATCTGTTGAATCTGTGTATCAACTAATTCAGCGCCAAACTTTCCGACCTGATTGTAAGTATGTTGAAAATTAGCAGATGGCGGGTCAAAGTTAATGACTTTAATACCCTCTTTTTCCAAGTCGTAAATTGTGCCATCACGCCTTTGGATAATTATTTCACCTTGATATTTAGTAGGCATAAGTATTACCAGTCCTTTGTCCTTTCATCTGTATTTCTTGGTTTTGCAAGACTTGAATTTTAGGATAAGTAGCACGTGCAACTTCGCCACTATCCATAGTGATTACCATGTGAACATCACCCGATAAATCAATGCCACCATTACTGTTAAATTGACCACCATGTCCTGTGATGGCTGGCTGTTGTGCCACGATTGATTGCATGCCACTTTTAGCACCTTTAACAACCTGAGCAAGCTTTGCTGACAGACTATTTGGTGCTTTATTTGCTCTTGCAATAATTGCTTCACTAATATGTTGGTCTGCTGTACTTCTAGCAGGATTAATAGCAATTTCCGGTTGACCGTTAATTTCAGCAAATACACTAGGTTGATTAGCCCAACCACCATTTTCATAGCCGTGTCCTTGACCCAAGAATGATAAATCAGAACCATATCTGTCTTTTGCATAAGCCAATCCAGCAAGTATATTGTCATAACCGTTCATGATATTATCGTGTCCTGGCTGTTTATAGGCATTGAATGTCCCTGGCTTAACTTGCATCAAACCAGTTGCATTCCCATCAGCTAATCCATCATTACCACCAATAGCTTTTGCATTACCACCAGATTCAGTCTGTATTTGTTTCAATATCTTTTGAACCATTGATCCTGATGTAGATAATCCAAGTACTCCCAGAGCTTTCTTAACATCTCCAGACCAAGATTGAACATCACCGCCACCAGCTGAATCACCACCAGTTAATGGACTAATAAACTTTTTAATCCAGTCAAACATGCCACCTACTTGACCTTTAATCAGTCCTTGTAGTGGTCCACCCTTATCATCGGCTGTTTTATTTTCACCAGATGGTGAACCAACACCAAAGTCTAAGAATGTTGTAGCGCCTTTTTTAGAACGCCCTTGATAAGTATGATAATTACCATCGCCGTTCCAGTTATATTCTTCACCGCTGAAACTACCACCTTGTACACCTGTAACCATGGCAACGTGGTTTCCGAATTCTGAACCTGGTCCATACACAGCAACACTACCTGGCTTTGGATTATTAGAATGTCCTACAGGAGCATTAACCCAATCAGCCCCATTTCCTAGTCCGCTAAATAATCCAGGTGCAACACCCATATTTTTCAAACGACTAGCTACGAAACTAACACATTCACGATAGAAATATCCCCAAGGGTCTGCACCTGAATCTTTACCAACAGACTTCCACGGATAATCATCGCCTTTATTACCAGCCGATGCGCCATCGTTGGAACTATCGTTGGCCATACTCCACAAAGATGACCACCAGTCTTTAGCTTGGTTTTTCACTTTACCAAATAGACCACCGCCTAATCCGTTAAACATATTGCCCATGCCTTTAGCTTCTGGGTTGAATGTCTTTTTCATAGTTTCTACAGGATGTGCGACAGCGTCAGTGATAAATCCTAACATCTTAGTAAATTTATCCACGCCATCTTTCATGCCATTCCATGCATTACCGGCTGTTTTGCCTACCCATGAACCAGCACCTTTAATACCGTTCCAGATAGAACCAAGCCAACCTGTTCCAGTAGCAAAGTGTTCATGGCCCATAACCATGGCTAGTTCTGAAGCATTTAATACTTCAGTTCCGGGCATAAGCAAGCGCTCTGTATTAGTGCCTTGCACAACTTCCATAGCACCATTAGGGTGAATTAGAGCTTCTTTGTTGCCTGTTGCTGGTGAATCTGTTCCATCATTTAGAATAGCCATAGTTGGGCTTGTAATAGCTCGTCTGGCATTGTTAAATACACCAGTACCACTAGCGAACTTAACTTTAGGAATATGACCCAATGCTTCTTTTGGACCACCAAAGTCGTGAATCAAACCGTTGATTCCATCAATACCTGTGTTCGGGATTGAAATAACAGCGTTGATACCTTCTCCAGCAAGTTTTTTCATACCGTCCCACATTTTACCGAATCCACTAGCGATTGCGTCCCATGTATCACTGAATGTTTTACCAATTTTTCCTAATATGTCATCGAAAGTATCTTTCAGACTGTTGATGGCTTTAGAACCAAACTTTTTCATCCCGTTCCAAGTGTCACTGAAGAAATCAGAAATAGAATCCCAAGCTTTATTCCAAATTTTACTTATAAAAGATATTACCTCATCAATAACATCACTAAGCCACTTGATAATGGGTGTAAAGAATCTTTTTAGACCATTCCAAATACTTTCAAACGTTTTTGATACGGTGTTCCATGTATCTTTCCAAATTTTTGAAATGAAATCAAGTATAAAATTAAATATCCTCGTCATTCCTCTTATTTCTCTATCAACAAATAGCAAAATAAGTTTCCAAATAAATGTAAACACTTTTTGTATGCCGTTCCATGTATCAGACCACAACTTGCTAATGAAAGCAAGCGAAGTATTCCATGCTTTTTGTACAGGTTTCCATATATTAATTAGAAACTTTACAACACCACTCCACACATTTTTAATCCATTTGATGATTGAACCGAAAATATTTTTTATAGGCTTTACTAAGGGACCAAAAATAATCATAGCTAATCCGACTGGAATTGCTAAAGCATATATTAAAAGTAATCCAAATCCTTTAGCTAATTTAACGACGCCCTTTACAAATGAGTTCCATCCTTTGACAAAGCCTTTTACTAATCCGTTAAACCACTTACCAATGGCATTGGCTCCACTGCCGATTGCTTTATCGATACCACTAAACCATTTACCGATTGCTCCAAAAAAATCACTGACATGTTTTTTGCCTTTATTAGTTGATTTTCCTAGTCCGCCAAAGAATTTGCTAATAGTTTTACCAACTGCACCAAACCACTTACTAATACCTTTGAAAAAGTCAGCTGCTCCTTTTACTAATCCATTAACAAAATTTCTGAACTTCTCATTGTGTTTATACAATTCATATAAAGCAACTCCCACAGCAATAACAGCAGTGATTATTAAAATGAAAACGTTAGCCTTCATAATTGTGTTGAGTATTTTCCAAGTATCTCCCAACAACATAACTGCAATTCTAACGGTAGTAATCCCGCTACTAATCATTTTAAATACACCAACTACACTTTTGACAGCGATCATTGCCACAGCGATTGACCCTATAACTAGACCAATGGCTTTCAAAGCGTTTTTATGCTTAGCAACTTCTTGTAACGCCTTAGCCAAAGGATTGATATTATTTGAAGCGTTTTGAACATCTCCAACCATTGACTTGAACCCATCAACAATCAAATTAATCACATCACCAAATGTTTCAAATACACCTGATGAAATCGCTCCAATTATTTGACCTAACGGCTTAGATATTTCAATAACTGACTTCAGAAAGTTGGCAACAGATATATCTAAATTCATAATTGTGTCTGAAATACCACTGAAGTCTAGTTTTTTCTTCAGGTTGTCTGAACTCTTACCAACACTAGTAAATCCATCAGCAACTCCTTGAACAATTTTATAAATTGTTGAGAAAGCACCACTTATTATTGTTCCTGCCAGAACTCCTACGGCATCTGCTATCGGTTTAATAGCTTCAGCAAGCTCTTCGAAAGAGTTTTTCAACTCACCTATTTTCTTGCCAACTTTTCCATCAGAAACAGTTCCAAGTACCGCTATCTTAAAAGTAGTGGCAAAAGAAGATAGTATATGCCCAATGATACCAAATGCCTGAACAATAAATTCTTGAATACCGCTAAATACACCAATGATTGTATTTTTATTCTTATCAACGAATTGTATAAAACCGCCAACTATATTTAGTAATGATCCAAAAGCTTTACCAATACTGTCAGCAAATTTTTTCATACTGTCATCACTTGTAATGTGTTGTAAAGCCGTTGTCGCTGATTTGCTCATATCAAATGAGCTTTTCATGACTTCACCTGACAATACTTGCAAGCGTGAGTGAAGATACATGCTCATTCCCTGCATTGAGGTCATAGCTTCAGCTGTACCGCCTTTGTACTTCTCACTAAGATAATCTAACGCTTGAGTGAATTGGTCAGCTGAGAGCTTACCCGCAGCACTCATGGCATACAATTCTTTCATCGTCTTACCAGTAGCTTTTTGTAAAGCCTCACCAAACATCGGAAAACGGTTAATCATGACTGACATATCTTCAGCACCAGCTTTACCACCAGCAACAATTTTGGCAAACATTTCACCTGATTCAGATATCTGCGGACCAGTCATGTGTAATGTAGAACCCAAAGCAACAAAGGCATCTGTCCATTTTTTTGTTTCATCAACATTAGAATGAACGTGATAAAAGCTCTGTGCCATTTTGTTAATGTCTTCAGCAGCATAAATAGAATGTTGGGACAAATTATTGATATAACTAAGTAACTGCTCACCATCTTTTGGCGCTTCTTCAGTCAACGCGTGCCACACGGTTTTCATCGTGTCTTGCTCTTTGTTATACTCCATACCAGCTTCGGTCATATCTTTAATGCCGTGAGTAATAGCATGAATACCACCAATTAAAGCTTGCGCTGCAAAAGTACCGATCATAATATCTTTCAATCGATGGAACTTATCACCAACATCATGCGCTTGATTTTTCAACGCTCTTAATCCTGTCGAAGCATTATCGTTTAGTTCAACTGTTGATGTAATCTTAGATGGAATTTCGCGTAATAGTTTTTCGAAGTTAATAACCTCACCTTTTTCAGCTTTTGCCAATAACTCTGTCTGCTTTTCTTTAGGCAGTTTATTCAACATTTCCCTAAAGTTGTTAATACCAGCTTTGTTGGCTTGTGCCTCAAGTTTGGCGACTAATGGATCCCCTTTAAAAGCATCTTTAAACTTTTGATAACCATCTTTACCAGTTTGTTCAGCCTTTTGTTTAAAGTCTGTCCATGTTTTGTCTGTCTGGTCATTGAGTAACAAATCAATATTTATTGAACCATCAGCCATTTATGTTCCTCCTTTCCTCTCTATTTACCGTCTTCAAACATCATGTCGAATATTGAACTCGCATTAGCAGCGAATCCGTCACTTTCTTTTTGCTTATCCAGACGGTAGTAATATTGCATGTTGCTAATGAATTGAGCGCGTTCAGCATCATCTTTATAGCTAGTCAAATCATCACTACGATATTGTCTAATCTTTTGAATTGGCGTATCAGAGCCAAGATTATCAAATAAGGCTTTGAACCTGTCCCAATGCATAATGTCAATTTCTTTGTTCAAATCAATGTTATAAAAATTCAAAAAAGACGCATAAATTGCTCCTGCGTCCTGCTCATAGTCATAATCAGAAGTAGAAAAATTAACATCACTTTCAGATGACGCACTATCTTCTTCTTCACTTTTGCCATATGGCCCATCATTAATGTATTGAAAAACACTCGAAACGATGTCGCCTTTTATAGCAACACTGTCGGTCTCAAATTTATCAATAATGAATAGGTCGAATATCTTAGATACTTTATCCTCATTACTTAAATCTTCTGATTCTAGTATGCCAAAAGCTTCAATGACAACGTTAAAAGCTAGGTTAATTTTGTACTCGCAATTACCAAGCTTAAACGTCTGTTCTGGGCGCTTGGTAAAAGAAAACATTAGTCATTACCTTTGTTGAAACGACGTTGCTTACGGTTCGTTCCGCCTTGTTCCTTTTGCAATACATTGTCATTACCTTCGTCAAAGAATGTACGGGCTAAACGTGAAAGATTAGCAATACGACCGCCAGCTTTTTCAAAAATATAATCAGAGTCTGACTTATCAAACAAAGCAGTAATATACTTTGAACTCAAATCACGAATTTCATCAGTAAATTCACGGATCTTTTTCTTCTTGTCTGCGATATTCAAATCATCAAGCTTCTTATCAGCCATCTTCTTTTCCAGTTCGCCCATTTCAATCAAGAAATCAGAGAATTCATTATCGACTTCTGGTGTATAACGTGCTGTCAACTTACGGTTGCCTAAATTGAACTCTTTTTCGTTTATTAAAATTGAATTAATTGAAATTGCCATGTGTTTTCTCCTATGTGATCCTGTTATGTAATTGGGCTTCTCACCCCATTCGAGCTTTAACTGCTGTGGTTTATATTTTATTAACCTTGTCCGCCAGTTGGTGCTGTTGTAGCACCATTTGAAGCAGGAACAACTTGTGGCTTACCATTAGCTGCTAATGTAAAGCTAAACGTCTGCTTAACGTTAGCTGCACCACCAAATGGCACGATAGCTGTCAAAGTAGCTACGAATTGTACTTGACGGCCAGATGGGTCAGTCCAACGTGCCAAAGTGCGTAGTGAATCACCGATTGAAGTAAAACGGCTAGCAATATAGTCTTGTGCTGTATCTCCTGACAAACGATGACCAGCAATAGCAAATTGAATTGCCTTACCAGTAACATCATGGTCAGAGAACCCTTCACCACTATAGTAAGGTGTTGTATCAGCTGTTTCAGATGCTGAAGGTGTAATGGTTTGAATACCAGCTCGAATTTGAGCAAAACTTGCTTTAGATACATCATCTAAAGACGTATTACCGTTAATGTCAATTTCTAAGTGGTTTTCAAAGTTAAGTTGGAATTGTGACATGTTATTCTCCTAAATTAATTTGTTGTGTAATTTCTACGCTAAAGTCCAATAAAAAAACGCCCTTTTCAGTGACGTCTATCATTGTTGCGAATGGTTGTGGTTCAATATCGATTTTGTTGAAATCATACGTATCGTCTGTTTCTAAACTATCCGTGTTATCTAACAACTCGCTTATCTTCCATAACGTGTTGTTACCTAATTCAAAATCATCAGTGCGTAAAGCTATTTCAAAAGGCAGCGTTCGTTCTTGAATACCTGACCAATCTTGACTAACTACCTGTGATCCAGGCTGTGAATAGATTCCAAAGTCATTGTCATTACTCAGGTGTCCTATGATTAATTGAGTTGGTAAGTTGTCTAACTGATTAATTTTATCAGCAAGTCTTTCTAATAAATCCATTACTTCATCAACTCCTTTACATAGACATCAGTTACGGTTTTCATCAATGACTTGTCACCTATCAAACGCTTGTCCCAACGGCTACTAGTACCAGGTGTCGTGTAGTTACGAATCTGGCTACCATTAATCACACCAAAGAATTGAGCACGTGCATAAGGCATCGTATAGATGATATGTTCACCATCATTTGACACGTTAGATGCTGTCCTCAATCTATTCTGCTTTTGCATATCTGACTTAGGGACGAAACGTTCCATAGCCATCATTGCTTGGTTAGCAGCCTTAAACTGTGACGATTTCTTGTTTGCACTAGACATAATGTGGTTAGCCCTGTCAAAATCAAGTTTAATAGCCATTACAGCACCTCCACTTCATAGCTCCAAACCTCGTTATTTAGTGGGTTGCGGTTGTCTACTATTCGTTGAATAGTGTACTCAACACCCTCAAAAATAATCTTGTTGCCTTGACTAGTTTTATCTAGTTTTGGTAATGGATTTGCCACATCTGCGTACAAAAAAATAACTGCGTTGGCAACAACTTGACGACTATTATTCGTTCCTGAATAAATCGTTTCCTGTTGAACTACACAATTATTAATAATCGTATCTGTTTGAGATTGCTTACCGTATTTATCCTTAACACCACTAGGCATTCGATAAATAACTTGCTGATTAGCATACTTCTTAGGTATTTTAGGTAATTTAGACACTAGCAACACCCCCATATCGCAAACCAAAGCGACCTAATAGCATTAAAGCTTCATCAGGAACAGCAAAACCACTACTGGTTGATGATGAACCATCACTATTGGCAGATTGTAGTGTTGTACGCCCTATTTCAACGCTTGAATACGAACTATCATTCAAATCAGAACTATCCGTGACACTGTTTCTATCCATATACTCAATAGTTAGTGCTATAGCTCGTTTGAAAGCCTTAGCCCTAGCATTTAGCCATGGATATTCAGAAATGCTGTCGTCTGATAATACAGGCGAATTAGGCATACCATAAAAGTAGTTAGTCACGGTATCGATTTGTATCTCTGCTTTGGAAATAAGCTTTTTAAATACGTCTTCTGAAATCGAATCAGGTAATATGTTTGTAAATTCAGGATAAGTTAAATACATAACTCACTCCTTTCCGAACTATTACTGTCCACTACCTGATGTTGTGCCACCAGTAGTTCCTGTTCCGCTAACCGATGTTGTGGTCTTTGTTTTGTTTGACTTACGCACTGACGTATTTTCTACGTTAGTAACATTTTGGTCAATTACAGTGCCGTCAGCATAGTTGAATGGGTTAATAGCCAACAACTTAGTGTCATCATAGATTGCAACACCGTAGTGCATATCAGCATTAAACTTTGTTGACTTAGCATCCATATCACGACCTGTTTCCGGTTGAACAGAACGTTTCAAATACGTTTTCATAGCACCAGGCTTGGCAACAATAGCTGAACCAACGGGTACTTTGCGCGAACGAATAAACTGCCAACCTAATACGCCACCGAACACACCAGTTGACAAAATTGAATCACCTAACTCTGTCGCACGGTCCCAATCTTGTGAAGCTGCCTTACGAACTTTGTTGACGTCTTTTGGGTTCATGTAAATAACGCCTTGTGCGTTAGCATCGTCGCCCTCAAAGTTGTTGTTTGAAGTGTCGTCAATAAATGCGGCTTCGATTTGGTCAATAAAATCCAATTTAGTAAAATCAGCTGATGCCAATGTTAGACGTGACTTAGTAGCAGCAGCAAGTGTATCGTTATCAACCTTTGACGCAATCGCCATTGTAATTTGACGTGTTGCCTCACCAATTGGGTCACCATAACCAGATAACACTGCTTCATCTGTCAATTTGACACCCTTAGCGGCTTTCTTGACAGTGAACGTATCAGTTGAGCTAGTCATTTGCGTATAATCAATCGCTGCGCCCTCAGCAACGTCTTGTGCATCGCCAATATACTTCCAACGTGGAACTGTAATCGTATCTCCTGGTCGTCCTGATAATGTATCGTCGATTGGTGCAATAGCACCAAACTTAATCGCCTTTTGTAATTGCGCAAGAATCATCTCACCCATTACCTCCGGATCAATCATTTGTTCCAAGGTTGTTAAATCATTTGCCATATTTTATTCTCCTTTGTTTTCTGCGACAGCCTTTGCATAAACATCTGGTTGCGATTGTTTTAACTCTAGCGCCTGCTTGTATGACATGTCTTTGAGATTAGGTGTAATTGAACCATCACCACCTGATGGATTACCAGTAGTTACTACCTTAATTCCTGGTTGTGGATCAGATGTATCTGAGAACAAATACCCATCACTCTCTTGTAATTGCTCCAGTTGTTCTTTCAGACCATGTACCCCATCATCATCAATAGTGATATTGTCACCGTTTAATAGCGCTTTGACAGCCTTCGGGTTTTTAGCCTGTGCTTCACGCAAAGCCAATTCAATAGCACCATCACGTTTCAAAGTAGCAATGTTAGCTTCATAATCAGTCTTAGATTGCTTGTTTTGTTCTTGCAATGCTTTGATTTGTGATTGAAGCTCTTCATTATCCCCAGCTTTGCCCGATAAGTCCTTTAGTTGCTTGTCTCGATCGGTAATCTGTGATGTTAGTTCAGTATTTTGTTGCTTTACTTGTTCTAACTCACTCTCAACAGCCTTTGACTTTTCTAAGTCCTTACCGTGTTCTGCCATGACTTGGTTAACTTGTTCGTCTGATAGACCAAACTTTTGCAATGTATCGCGGTTCATAAAAATCTCCTTCGTGTTTTTACGGTGTAACGTCACCGAATTTTTTGAACTTAAAAAAGCCTTTTATAAGGGACATGCTCGGGTCCACATAATTATTTACTGTAAATTTGCTCACGCGAATAATCACGTCCTAGATAGTCTTTATCACCAATAAATTCTCGTAAGTTTTTCTGCTGATTAGATATGCGAGACTTCATTCTTGATACCATTTCCTGGTCGTTTAATTCTTTCGCTGCCGCTAAACGTTTCTTGCTACCACGTATGGCACGCTCCATGTTACGTTGCTTTTGTTGCTCCTGACTACGTTTCATAGCTTCATCAGGGTCGTACTGCTTAGGTGTCACATCAGTGTTAACATCTGGGTCAAAAGGCGTTAATGTGTGACTACAGTTAATTCCTTGTGTACCTTGCGGGTTACCATAACCGTGCTTGTAAATACTGTCATAATTTGGGTTATAAGCTTCATTATCATCTGTCACAACATTGACTACTTTACCTTGAATAGGTGCACATGCTTCACGAGCGGCAGGGTGTGAACTCATCATTGCTTGCCCCATACCGTAATCATGCATACGTTTTAATCTCAAGTCATTAAACGTTCTATGTGCCGTTGCGTTAACAACTAGTCTGGAGTAACTTTCCAACGACCAACCATGATTACCTTTATCAACTAAAGTGGTCTGAATACCATTATCAACCCATTTGTATATGTTGTCTCTAACGGCCTTTTCTGGCGTTTTAAGCCCGCTTGTTACTTCTAACGTTGATTGCTTGACAATACTTTGAAACGTCTTCATTGCTGCATTATTTTCGTAATTAGTAGTCAATAGTGTTTGATTAACGTTGTTATTAATATCAAGGAATGTCTGTCGCATGATTGAATCTAACATGTTAGAAACATCATCACCAACAGTGACTTGTTTCTTCATTATTCCCTGTAATTGTTTGTCAATCTCTAATACTATCTGCAAACCATTACGCTTAATCATGCTTGTTAATTCATGCTCTGATACTTTATTAGCTTTAGCCACTATCTTGATCACATCACGAGTTAACGCATGCATTTTACTAAGCTGTTCAACTTGCCACATCATAGCGTTGTCGCCATTGATTTTATCCCAATCACTGTCTTTAACTGCATCAATCAGCAGTTTAAATATATCCTGTTCTAATTTTGCATAGATGTCAGATATACTATTTGCTTGCTGTTGCATCGTGTTTGGCGTAATCATTCATCATTGCCTCCACTATTGTCGGTATTGTCATCACCGTCATTCCCACCAAGCATACCAGCCTGTTCATCAGGTATATTGTCTGTTTCAGGTGCTTCACTTTGCAACTCTGCAAGCCATTTGTCGGCATCATCTTCACTCAAACCGTAATTACGCATTAAGAATTGTTTCTTAGGCATAAATCCAGCCATTGCTACCTTTAAATCTTCTTCAAGCTGTTTATCTTTATCAACGAACACACCGTCATCAAAATGTAGATTAATTTCTAATGGATTGTTAACTAAATCGACTGATAACGGCGCTTTTTGGTTGTCAAATAACTCAGGCTTAGTAGCCAATTGAACGATTGATATAATCAACTCTTTAATTTGCTTTTCAACTTGAGTAATGTAGCTTGAGCGAGTACGATACGTTTCACTATTGTCAGAAACAACTTCTGTAGCTGTTTTATCGCTCTTTGTAGCATCGGTAGACAATGTGCCTTGCGATAGTCCAATATTGTTCTCAAACTCACGCATGAATACTTGAAGCGAATCGCTGTACTGTTGTACACGAATATCATTGGTCAAGTCTTCAATAATTGGCTTACCATCTTTAGTTTTACCAACCTGCATAAATACATCATCATCAGTATCAAATACAGGATAGCCTTGATTACTCTCATCTCCAGCGTGTGATGTTGATGGCTTCATTAAAGAACCATCAATCGCTATACGCCTCTTGCCTAGTTTTACTTCGCGATGGAATTGGTCTTGTGCTGTATTGATCGCGTTAATAACGTGTTTGTTATTCTCTACAATTCCAATGCCTAACGGACTTTCAATCGACTTGTTGTTCTTGCCAGGCGTTTTGAAGTAAGCGAACGTAGGTCGTACAATGTCGCTAATAACAACTTGTTCTGGTAGGTCAGCAAACTCATCAAGAACAGTTAAATTAACTTGTTGTCCTATCTCACCGACGTTTTCTGAGCGATACAGTTCATTAGTAATCGTTTCTTCACTAATCCCATCGAACTCATGAAATTCTAGCAAAGAGTACCACACAATCTTGTTGTTCTCCGACTTAGTTGTTCGATTGACAATAACCGCTGATTGAATATCATTTGTGTTAGATTGCAAAGGTACAAATTGGTCTGCACGCACCCAAGCTAGTTTAATCTTGTTGTTATCAACATATGGACGAATAGCAAATCCACCGGTAGCGATACCAGTTTCTAAATACTCTTCATACTTCAAATTAAACAAGTTGTCAGTCAACACACCATTAATAAAAGTATCGATATTTTCACCAGTTACAGATACAGTTACCTGTTCGTTGAATATAACTGACGCTAATTTACGCGCTGCCTGATGAGTGACAGATAGCGTTGATAACTTTCGTTGACGCCGTTCGTTGTTCGTATTGTAGAAATGAACATCAGCAAACACATCACTGTAATAGTCCAAGTCTTCTCTAATTCTTGTAATTTCACTGACAGGCAAGTTAACGCGTGGGTCATCAGTTATATTTGCAAGTGATTTTCCAAAGCCCATGCTTATTTTTCCTTTCGTAAAAAAATCGTGTAGTTTATCTCTGATTGTCATAGTTGCTCCTACCATGCAAGGTCTAGTACATCTTCATTATCAAGAACAAAATACTGGAAGTTATCGCATGTGTGGTCTGCTATCTTGATAACCTCTGGCTTTTCAGCATGTAGTGTTTTCTCGTCCCACTGATAACGCTTGTGTTCTTCAATGAACTTATCAAGATTGTTCTCAGTAGGCAGATAATAAAAACGACCCTGTGCAAGTAAATTCTGCACACGATCAATCATGTCTGGTTTCTTTAATTTTGCTATTGGGTGCCAATCAACACCAAAGTCCTTGTGATATTGGTTTCTCAACGCTGCTTCAGCACTATCCATTGTCATGTTGCTGATAGGTTTTCCGTATTTAGCGTACATACGCTCTATGAACTCATGAACGTTCTTGGACAAGTCATCAGTAGCCATTTTATCAACCTTACCTTCTGGACTGTAATACCAAGTATCTAACAGCACTACCTTACGATGATAAGTTACGCCATAACAGCCAACCGCAGTAGCTGATACAGAATGACCGACATCGGCAGAAAAATACAAATCAACAACAGAATCATCTAAATCTTCCAAGTGTTCCAGTCGTTGGAATAAGTCCATCTTATAGACGTTTGTGCCAAGACCAACTGGCTCACCTAAGAATTGCCATCTGTAATAGTCATAATCATTGACTTTGTACTTCTCAATGTCGTGTAAATACTGTTCGGACAAGAAATGCAATTTATCATCTAAATAAGTTGTATGTACCACCAAAAAATCAGGGTCATCACGAACTGTTTCTACCCATTCATTAATCCAATCATAAGGATTACGTGGCGGGTTATACGAGAATATCGTAACAACTTGCATGCCTTTAGGTAGCTTTTGACGTGTATATGATAACTGGACTGTGTGTATTTCAGTAAAGTTGCTGAACTCAGTAGCCTCTTCAAACCACAACCAACGAACGTAACCTTTAGCAATCTTAAATGACTTTTGCTTACTAGGATCATCAACACCAGAAAAATAAAACCCACTGCCATTACGCCTATCTATAATCTCCATAGGAGACGTTTTAAAGCGAAATAGCCATGACACATGTAATTCATCTAATGCCCATTTAATTTGCTCATAGACACTGCGTTTTAAGTTTCCTGCCACCTTACGATAACAAACCACATTAGCATTTTCATCAGCCATCATACCCATTGCTAGATACATACTGATTGCACTAGATTTCGTACTGGCACGTCCACCTTCTTCGATAATATTAGATGCGTTGGTTTCCCATAAGTGGTCAAAAGCTGGATTAACTAATTTAGCTACGTTCATCTTCTTCTGCCCTCCTATCGAAACCAATCACTTGCACATCATCACTATCTGTTGCTCTTTTATCTAGATAACTAAGCAACTCTTGTCGTGCCTTGCTGCGATCATGTAGCTCAACAACCGGGCCATCTTTACCTATTCGCATAGACTTAATCGGTTTAGTGTCTAACTTGTCCTTATCTTTGAACTGCAACCATGACTTATGGAATATTTCAGGATTATCATCTGTATCAAGTTTCACATCACCTTCTGCATCAACGTGCAATATGTCATATCTTCCAAAGTCTATGTAATCACCAATATCAGCTCGTGCCTCAATAACCATATCTTCCATCAAATCAAAAGCGTCCACACCAAGCTCTTGTAGTTTAGCTTTGCGCAGACGCTTTATTTCATTTTGAACTCTAACATTTCCTAACAACCTTGGACCAGTTACAAACGCCGTCTTTCTATCAACATCATAAACATTTATGTAAGCTTGCGTGGCATTAGAAATACGGAGATACTCCAGCACAAAGGACTTTTGCTTCTCTGTTAGTTCACTATCGCTGAGTTGGTCAATGGCTTTTTCAGTTGCCTTTTTAACTGCAACGTTTTTTGCAACGCGTTGCGTTTTCGTTGCAACACCACTAGTCCAATGTCTAGATTTCCACGAGCGCACTGTACCAACGGAGACATCATATTTTTCTGCAATATCAGCCAAGCTTAATCCAACTTTATAATCTTGCTCGGCTTCTTCATACTTTTTCATGTCATTTAAGGCACCTCCTTTCAATGTTGATTAGTAAATCACTGGTTAAATTTAGGCGGAACTATCTGCATTAGTCCTTTAGGTTTATGCATTTCACTATAAATATCTTTGATTTCGGATTTTCCTTTAAGTGGCTTTGTTTTTGAGTTGTTAAACATACCGTAAGCCACACTATGCATTACTTTTCTAACGCCATTAACAAAACTACGCATGCCTTTATTTATCTTTTTAGCAAACATATATCGTCTGTGTATTGCCATTTCATGTCTTGCTCTATTCAACTGTTTATGTCTTGGGTGTCCTTGTTGCATAACGTTCTCCTCATTCACTGCAAAATAAAAAGCGCTTATGCGCTTAATTAGCTATCGTTTTATTTATATTTTCGATACTTTCACTTAGAGCATTTTGAGATGGCCTTACTCCGTAAACTTTCCAATTATCATCATCTTCTTTTTTATACATATGAATAACCTCTTGTGCATTATTGTTATCAGTTACAAATACTTTAACACCGTTAAACATAATTATTTCTAAAGCATAAGATCTAACTAATGCTGAAAAGTTCAGCGTTAATAACTCCTCTTCTTTGTTGCCACTTATTTCATGCCTACTCGTTGTGCCATCAGACATTATGGTATTCAAAAAAACCTTAAAAATAAGAGGCCTACCATCATAAGATGCTATTCTATATTCGACTGCATACGTAAACACTCCAGAGTAAGATTCTTGATAATATTGTATCTGAGCGTACGGTAGACTATTTTCAAACTTCTTTTTTTCTTCCAATGTTTTATTGTTATCTATTTGATATTTCGCCACTAAGTAGGCAATTAGTCCTGAGGGAACAACACCTAAATAACTACCCCAGAAACCTAACCAGTCTCCACTACCTCTATATCCCAACGACCAATGATTATATTGAACTAGTAATGGACCAAATAAAAAAATAACCACTCCCATACTAATTAATACCCAAAACAACTTTTTATTCACATCTCCAACCTCCAATAGCAGTAATTATACTACTAGAGATTGGACATTTCCTCTGAAATCTCTTCATCAACAATAGGATTAACCAATATACCTCTATCACGCAATACGTTGGCTAGATTAAATCCCCTGTGCCAACCGATTCTAAATCTACGTTGAAACATCGTAATTGTTTTTCTGAGATTCAAATCGTTTTTAAATACACCACTTTTCAATAATTCTGCGGCGTCTTCAATTAGTTCATCATCTTCATTAATATTTGTTTGTTTATCAGCCATGATGCTATCTCCTTTTCTAAACGTGCCACTCGGCAGCTAAATAAAGTGCTCCACTTTCAATCGCTCATCATCATAAACTAACGCATACATCAACTTATTAGCACCAACGAATCCATTCTTAACTTCCCAGTTGTCGCTTGGCTTAGGCGTTGAGAATTGTCTCATGACCACACCGTTCTCATCCACTGTCTTGTCGAAGTGTAAATGGCCTGTGTGTATCTCTGCAGTTGTCGCAACTCCCCACATGTTTCTGTGTTCGGTAGCAAGTATCTGACCTGGTATCTTCTTATTGACATCACCATGTTGAATCGAGATAAGCACATGACCCAGCAAGTAAGCCGTGCGATAATTATTATTAACGTCTACCTTTGCTTGCTTAAATCGTTCCTTAACCCAAATCATAAACATGTACGACATATCATAGTCATGGTTACCACCAACCGATTTAATCATGACGTTGTTCGCATTAAGAAGTGCTACTGACACGATAGTCTCCATGAATTGCATAGCTTCATCTATCGCGTTTGGCATTTCAACATCTTCTAAAACAGTTCCAGCCACAGTCTCTGTACTGTTAATTTTGTCACTGTGTAACGTATCGCCAATCACTTCAATAACAATCGTCTTGTAACCATGCTTAATAATATCTAACAGCTCTAATAACTTACTTTTGATGTCTGCGAGTTTCAAAATACCGAAGTGCATATCCGCTAGTGGCACAACAAGACTATTTTGTCTATAAGGATTAATCTCATGTTTAACTTTTAAGGGTTTGACTTCATTAGTTAATCGCTCAATAGCTTTAGTTATTTCATTTTCAACGCGTGGCTTAACAGTTATCTTAGACTGGTATAAATCGATCAGGCCTTTTTCAACACTGTTTTGTTGCCAAAAATTATTTCGTGCTGACACAATTTCCCAATCATTGACATCGAAGCCGTGCGCTCTTAACACATAGTCTTGATCTTTGGCTTGTTCACTCGTCATTTGCAGTACGGTAGATGATGTTTCACTGCCGTCTTTGTTGATAACGATTTCTGTGCCAAGCCTCTTATCATTCACAACAACCGTTTCAATATTTTCTTTACTAGATGTATAGTGGCGTATTGACCGTTCGCTAAGATTAACACCTATTTCTTTAAACATGGTATCAGCAATTTCTTTAGTTGTTTGCCCTTGCCGACTTAGCTCTTGAACACGTTCAATATGTTTGTCTCTCCATTTGAAATATTTCATTTGTTTATCCATCTCATATGTGACGTATACTTAATTGTGCGGTTATCTATCAGCTCTGCTCTAATCTGTGTCTTGGCTCGCTCATGGCGTTCCGCACTCGTTTTCTGCGCATCGTGTTTATGCCGATTATTAACTCTAGTTGCGTCTCTGATATGTCTTAATCGTTGCTTGGCTTTTTCATCCATGATTCACTCCAATAAAAAAACGCCATTAGGCGCTTATTTAAACTGGTTATTTCCATTTTGGAAACCACCACTATGTACGCCAGCTATATATTGATACCATCTCAATAAACAGACATCTCAATCATTTTTCAGACTGAATTACTTTCCTGTTTCAACCGAGGTTAGACCAAACAGGTTGGTTTAAAATCGCGCATTCTCGGAACTATGTACGCCGCCAGATACTATTAAATTTCCCTATTCTCAATCTAACCGACTTTGCAAGCTCATACCCTTACCAGCTTTCTTTTGGTTTTTGACACTATGAATTGGGAGCACATAGTGTAACGGGAATTATGTACACAATCACAGGCAAAAGCGATTACAGTGATTGCTTTTAAGTTGTGTTTGCGTTACCGCAATGTGAATGTCGGGGCTTGCACCCGAATGAGGGCTACTCCGAAACAGAGTTCTTGCTCATTCACCCACAGAAATCACCTAACTAGTATTTAGCCGCGTTTTTTGCAACTATGGTGATAACTGATTTTCTTGCTCACCTACCACGAGTGTAACGGCTTATTGATACATCACTTAGTAAGAGTCTTGCAATGACAGGACAAGGATTTGCACCTCGCATACGATGTTTCTAACCCAGTTGCTCATGTAAGATACTGGAGCGGTCTATTCCGCCACCTGTCATAATGATAGATATCTCAACCTATCTATTTTACATTGCCACTAATCCTTGTTCCTGCAAGTGTGTGCAACGTCGCTTTAGGGTGCGATAACCCATAACGTAAGTCACGCCGTAGCATGTGTGAATGGTTATCCCTAAGCATTCGATAATACTAATTTACACCCATTTTTATGTATAAAAAGCCACAAAACAGCTTGCAATATACATCTAACTACAATACAGCGCCAAGAATGTGCTTAACTTCTACCCGCCAAGACTTCGCGGTGCTCTCACTAATATGAAACTGTTGTGCAACATTAGTCCACGTTACCGCCTTACTTGCATAGTAATACCTAACCACTTTCTGCTTTTCAGGCTCAAACGTCGCTATCCAACGTTCGACGTCTTCCTTTTGCTTCATCAGCTTTTTATAGTATCTATCTTCATCAATGCGTATTCGCATGTCTTCAACAGGTCGATTATGTTTATTAAGCGCTTTGCCACCGCCGATATTCTCGTCAGTTGGTCCACAATCATTCCTTATCTCATACTCACGTTGTTGTATTTTTAAATCGAGACGACCAGAAAAGTAATCTCTCAATATACTGTCTATCCTGTCCGCCATGTGTTCTCCTAACTGATTATCGGCCTATTATATAAGGCAATGGTGCTACAGCTTGTCCTAAACCATTCGCAAATAAACCTATTGAAATAATTAATAAAATAACAGCAACAGAACCGTAAATAAATATCGTAGCAATTCCTAAACCACTCAACTCATTTTTTCCTGAATAGTTATCTTTTTCTATTAAGAGGCTATTCTTATACATTTTAACTACTAAAGCAGAAATCAGTATCAATATTACTAGCGGTAAAAAACTAACTATTATTTTAACTACACCTTGCATTTGGACCTGATGCACATATTCTTTAGCAAGGGGTGTAAGTGCTCGAGCGCCTTCTTTGATGCCCTTAATTATTGTATTAATTGCTTCTTTATCCATTATTTACCTTCTTTCTGCTGAAACATTACAAATGATACTACCCAAAATATTAAGAACACTGCGTTTAATCCATAATATGCTCCAGGTGTATTTAAGGTCGGGGGATAATTGCCCCAATTAATCCACAGACCAGCTAACGTATAAGATAAAGCACCAATTATAAATGCTTTGATTAAATTCCATATTGCCATAATCTGTAATTCACTCTCTCTTCTGATAATCCATATATGCCTTTGACCACTGCAGCACAACGCGTACAATCGCCACTATACCGAATGTCGTTATGCCATACTCCAACATGTGTCTGAGGTTGTTTCCGATTTCAATCATCACTTCTCCTCCAACAATTCTGGTTGCTCGTGTATGTTGCCAACCACTTCGAAATCATTTTCGTAAGCGTAAATTGGTTCGTCAGATATACCTTTAGATATAAAGAACGATCCGGCGTAAAATACTATTTTTCCGGTTTCTTTTTTAGTAATTTCAAAACCAAAAGTGTCATGAATTTCTGCATATAGTTTAACAACATCACCCTCGTAAATCTCAACACCATTCACATCTTTCATCCCAGTGTATTGTTCAAGAATCCACTCGCCTGTTAAATCACCATTAATTCCTGAATCATCGACAGCGCATTCTGCTCCGATAGCCCCAAAATCTAGCGTGGCAACGTTGACCATTGTGCCAGTAAATTTATCCCACGCTCTAAACTTAATATCACGCATAACTATTCACTCCTTATAAATCAAATCCAAATGCAGCATCCATACTGTAATCATCATCATACTTATCTTTTCCCTCTTGAAACCCTAAACAATATTTTTGTTTTGATATTTCAGGAACTTTAAGCAGCTGTTGTTTTTCTATATCATCAGCTCTGCTTTGTCCTAATGTCAGCATTTCAATTTGCGCTGCTGCATAACCAGCTTTATAACCAGCTTTGTCATAGTCAATGGTTTCTTTTGTCATTTTTCGTTGGCAGAAAAGGCACTGATTGTAACCTTTATTAACTCTACGTTTCAAACATGATTGGCACCATTGAATATTTCCGATACGATTAGATAGTTTCATAACTATTCGCTCTCAATTTCACGCTCTGTAAGCTAACTATTTTCATCATTCACCAGCCTTCCCATAATCCTTAACTACAATTACAGTTTTGTTTGGGTTCATACTCTGATACCCATCTCTCCACACATTCGCAGCGTCTAGATTGCTAAACGATTTAATTGTCTTCCCAGACACTCTGATGTCATATTTCATGAACTACCTCCTAAACTAATAATGTTGTTGCCATGTTATGAAGCATTTTTTCTTTCGCTAACTTAACGACATCTTTTTGTATTTCAAAACCATAGGCGCTTCTATCCAATTCAATCGCAGCTCTCAATGTTGACCCGCTACCAGCTACTGGATCAATCACAACATCACCATAATCTGTGAATATACTGATTAACTGTTTCAAAACCGGTACAGGCTTTTGAGTTGGATGTATCTTAGGGTAACGATTATCTTGTTCCCAATTAAACCAGTTCAGCACCATTCTACCGTCATTATTAAATTTTGGAAGTTTGTCACGATAAAACACCAATGCGTATTCTGTAGCACCGACAATTTTCATATTTGCTTTCAAAACCTGCGGTGACGTGTTCTTGATAAATACCAATGGGTAATAATGACTAAAACCATACTTTTGTGCCTGATCTACTAACTCTTGAATTTGTTGAAAGGCACAGAACACAATCATAGCTGGCGCCTTCCCTTTATCTTTAGGCTCCTTAATCAGCATTTTCGAACAAAAGTGCATAAATTCGGCTATTCTAAAATCAACATCGGTATTGAAAAATGATTTATTCGCCTTTTCTGATTCACCCTTACTATTATCTCCGTCAACATACCATTCGGTACTTGAAGCATAAGCATTATTCCCTAAGTTATAAGGTATATCAGCTATAACTAATTGTGCCTTAGGTATTCCATACTGTTTATAGTTTTGAAAGTGGTCATTGAACAACTCATATTTAATATCTTTACTCATGTACTACCTCCATTTCATATATTTCTAACCTAGGGTTCACCTTGTCTAAATAAAAGTCATGGTCGAACCCTTTTATATTTTTTACGTTGTCATTGTCCAAGAACACGCGCTTACCAATCTGCGCTTGCTGCATACCATCAAAGATGAACTTCTGCGTAAACGTCCAGTTATCAGGGTCTATCCGTCTGTCTGGCAGATACCAGTCAAACTTTAGCTTTGTTGGCCATGAGAACGATACGTCGTCAGTAATCGCTTGTAAGAAAACGTTTCTGGCATAAGCTGTGGCTGTCTTTTTTAGTTTTGCAGCGATAAAACGATTTTTGCGTTCAGCTTCAATGTATTTATTGAGTGTAACCTGCCTTAGTATATTTGGATCTAGTATTACTTTATCCATATGTTTATCACACAATCCGCAATGCTTCTTTAAAGCCAAACTCGCTACGCTTCTTTTCTGATTTACCCTTACCAACTGTTTTTGAAATCGAATTATCGTTTATGAAACGTCGACATGCGATTGCATCGCCCATGAAGTAAATATTTTTAGTCTTTGTTCCGACTACTTGTTGCTGTGTCATTTCTAAATCACCTCATATCTTTTGGACAAACGATTATATATCACTTTACCTTCATGTAAATCCTCAAATACATCTTTCACTGCGCTTATATCTCTGGCAATTTGCCTGTCCCTGTTACGTGGATCAGCGTAATCAGGAACAAACTCATCAAAATATTCTTGTTTGCTTAGATGTCTTCTTCGCAACAGATTTGTGACTATCCATGCCACTCTATAACCTCTTGGCATTGTTTCTCCTTTTAAACAAGTTATTTTTGGAGTTCTAAGACTCAAATGTCTATTTATACCAGTCCAATATTCAACTTTGTTTTCTGCTTATTTAACCTTGTGTTTTTGAAGCAGAAACGCGTTTCATTCGTTGGGCAATCTCTGCGCGTTGTTCATCGGTTAATTCTCTGCGTTTTCTAGCAGTGAAAGAACCTGAATAATCATCAGCTAACCAACCAGACAATCTATCTTGCGTTTCTTCCTCGATTTTCCCCATAGAACTGCGGTATTTTCTGATGTGTGGTGGGTAGGTAGTATCAATGTGCCACTTGCCAACTTCAACATCAAAATTTGCTACTGTTTCCTGTTCATTTCTTGGTATAGCCATAATCATTTCTCCTTTATGTTCAATCTATGCACCTTAGCAATGCGTTCATCTATCTTTATGCCATTGATATGGTACTTACTCAAAAACGTTTCAATACCCAGTGCGTGTGCTTCATTATGGTGGATTCTGCATAGCTGCACTGCTTTATGTTTCAAGTGATTCGTCTTGCGTCTATCTACACCTTGACCAATCGTGTCTAAATGGTGCAGATCACTTGGCTTTTTACCGCATATCACACAACACTGATTCATCAGACAAGCGTATTCAAAATGCGCGACATCTTCTGGTTCTAATGCATCTAGTGGTTTAAAGCTCAATGGCACATTATGTTCTGCTACAAAGTCCAACATGAATGTAATTAAACCTGCTGCAACTGATTTTTCAACATCTCTTAAGGAGAACTCGTCCAAATCTTTCCAATACTCGTATGAAAACTTAAACCACTTTTTGATGTATTCCGGGTCGTCACCGTTCCATTTTGATATATCTCTAAACAATGCATATATGAATTTTCTTTGTTGCGCGCTAATCTCACGGTCGTCTCTGACTTGAATTTCGACTAGTGTCTGTTTAAATAATTGAAACGTTGATAAAAACTGATTTGCTGATTCTTCATCTCTGAATCTAAATATGATTTCATTACCAGCTTTTTGTGTTGGATATGCCTGAAACTCTCGCATATATTCCTCCTGATGGGCTTCTCACCCATTTGCATGGTTGCGCCATGTCGCTGTGAATGCAGTGCTTCATGACTTTGCGCTATACAAATTATCTGAATTCCACTGTTGCTCGGTTTTACCACGATGAGCTGGTGGTTAATTTACTTACTATCGTCAATAGCCATAATGTCAGAATTTGCAAATTGAATTGCCCCATACATCATGCTTGCTTTGGCCATACTTAATTTGTCAACGTCATTTGCTGAACCGCGCTCTTTACCTATCGCCGCCCAAATTAAATCAAGTTTTGTTTTATCAACGAGTGCCAGCATTTGTTTGACTTTAGCATGTACCCTTCGCTTTTGTTCCAGTTCATTATTTTGATACTGTTGCAATGCTGTTATTTCTTCACCGTCATCATCTTCATCTTTTGGTGTAATACCAAACGCCGCCATGAGTGATCCACGTTTTGCATAAGTTGCTGCCTTCATAGCTTCTTGACTGTTGTTGCTGCCAGCAGTTAATGGCAATCCTTCAACAACAATACTTTCACCACTCTTATGCATAATTATCGTTAGAACTTGTAAACGCTCTTTTCCATTTGCGTCCAATTCACTAACGACGGGTTGTGTAAATGATATTCCAGCACCAGATTCCTTATTCGCATCTCTGATTGCCTTTCCTACAGCATACAGATCAGAATACTTAGCCCCATGAACACCAGTTTTATTCTTTTCTGGTTGTCGCAAATGTTGCTGTAGTTTCTCAAAAGCTTCGTTTAGTTCTGGTGTAGGCTTAACCTCATACACTTGTCTCATTTGCCTTATTCCTCATTTCTTGATATTCTTGAGGTATAAATTTGTCTGAAAACTATTTATACCTGACGTCTGACAGCTCCAACTGTTAGGCGTTTTTTTCTGCTCTCATTTCTTGCAACGTCTTAATTGCTATCGGAGATGATTCCCATGTTGACCTGATAGAAAAATTATCAGCCAAAGCGACATAAGTCATCATCTCTGTAAGCCCACCATTTACTCTTAGACGAGCGCCAAGCTCTTCAGTGTCTATTTGTACAAAAAGATTGTTATCGTTGCTTGTACGCAATCCTGATGCTTTTAAAGCTATGGCTGTCCTAACGAAGTCGCTGACCCATTTCTCAATCTTTGCCATTGACTAAACCTTACCTTGCAAAAACTTAGGGACTATACCTTGATGTTTCTGTTTGCCATAACCGCTTTGTCTTGGGTTGGCTGATTGTTTCTGATTCAGATAACCCTCAAACTTAGTGCTAAACAATGTTTCTGGTCTGAGATACTTTTCCATATCTGTTCCTGACCATTCTTTTGCTTTCTTCTCAATGACTGTCTTAAAATCATCAAGGTTAAATCCTTCGTTAGCTCTTGCTTTAATTAATGATTTTGTTTTTGAACCACTACTTCGATACTTACTACCTGTCTTTTCATTCAAGTAATCAACAATTTCTTTGTAAGGTACGTGGTCGGGTTCGTCAGAACCAGACAATATATCTTTACTAACCTTACCTAACCTATCCTTACCTAACCTTACCTGCGTATCCATGTTGGACACATCTTGTACACGTTTTGTATACATATTGTTTTCTTCAATAACAAGCTGGCTTTTTTCGTTGATATACTGGGTTTTGTGATACCTATCTCCTTGTATATAGTTGTGAACTCGCCAATCTTTTATGACTACTAAACCGTTTTCAAAAGGTATTATAAATTGCTTAGCAACTAACAATTTTCTATCATCATCACTAGATCCAATCATTCGTTGAATCGTCTTAGTGTTGTCAATGAAACCATCGTCATCAGCGTGCATATTCAAGTGAAAATATAGTGCTTGTGTAGACAACGGCATGTCTAGAAATGTATCGGTATCAGTTACTTTTTTGCTGAACATTCTTCTCTGTGCCACTAATCAACCTCCTCATCTTTCGTCTGACCTCCCAACTAGATAATCAATGCTGACGTTGTAATAATCAGCGAACCTGATTAACCTTTTTAGACCTGGCATCGTCACACCACGCTCGTATCTTGATATATCTTGTGTATCAATTTCTACACCAACAGACAGATCAATTTGACGTTCTTTGTGACCTAGTCTCAACTCTCGTAACCTATTCATCACCAAACTCCAGTTGACGTATCTCGTCATCCAATTCATGAATGTAATCATTCACCTGGTCAATCTCGTCTAATGACTTGCTACGCTCATTCATGAGGTATTCTAAGCGTGTTTCATAACGTGTTGGCAGTTCTCCTACATGTTGCAAATCACCACGCGTCATGCCATTTGGATAATGACTATCTAACATTTACAACCTCCTTATTTAAAACTCGCTGTGTCTCTTCACTGGCTAAATACCGCTTGCCGTTTATTTTAACTGTTGCTACATCGAAGAAGTCCCTTAGTTGCTGTTCCTGTCGCAACCAGTCTTCTGTCTCACTTTGTAGATTGCGTTCTAGTCTTGTTTTTCTCATACAAACCCCTTGAACTATCGCCTACGACTACACCGATAAAGAATGCGGCTACTACGGTAAATACGATGCCGATGATTGATGCGTATTCCATGTGTTACCTCCTAATCAAAGTTGTACTGTGTTTTGGCTTTAATAAACTGACGAACGCCATCACGCGGATATTTAACTCGCCCATTACCATCTTCAAACTTTGGAAATCCTTTCATACTTGTCAGATCGCTGTAGTTATCTTTGTTATAACCAGTCATTTTCTGAAGTTGTGTATTATTCAGTAAGTCAGGAAAGAATATGATTTCTTCTTTTTCTGTTGTTGCCATGATGACCTCCTAATCTCTCAAATACCGTTCATGATATTCCGCGAAGTCAATCATGTGTGCCTTGTTGTTAACGCTGCGAAGTTTATCTGAAAAATCCGCTACTTCGCCAGAAGCCACATCCATTTCGGCCACGAAGTCGCTATCAACTGAGTTAGCAGCCAGTTTATTGAAAATAGCTGATGCCTCATTCATCTTTGCGATTGCAATTTCTAAATCGTTGCGTTCTAAATCATTAATAACCATGAGTAATCTCCTTATGCTGGTTGGTCTTGTTCAATGACTGGTAAGTATCCATTTGCTTTAAGCAGGTTGTACAAACCTAAGCGACCCTTTTGCGTCCACTTGGTATTCATTACAAGCTTCTTTGTTCCGTCTTTACGATCAACTTCCTTAGTATCTGATTGCGTCCACCCTTTTTTCTGGTGCTTTACATATAACAGCCATACTCCTGATTGATTGTATTGAACGCCCAGCTTATGCAATAATTTGTTCATTGCAAGTCCGCTAAGTCCATAATCTTTGGCAATGAACGTGATGTTGACTAATGCCTTGTTAGATAAGACTAAATCTGTATAATCTGCCTTTGGTTTCATCTCGTTATTCTGTTGGAGCAAGACAGAGTTTTCTTGTTGCAACTCTAATTTCGCTTGACGTTCATTTTTCAAATCAGTTGCCAATCGAATAATCGTGTCTGGATTAGTTAGGACATCTTCGATTGTCTTGTCTGTCATGTATGCGCCATGTTTACGAATTGCTGGCAGAACTTCTGACGTGACCCACTTTTTAAATCGCTTTGCGTTTTCTAACTTACTGCCAAAGATAAGTGAGTAGACGCCTGACTCGTTGATGAGCGTCATCTCTCGTTTTTGACCTGATGCACTGATTTGGTGCGTCAGCTTATCATCACTATCAACATGTTTTGACAAAGCATTTCGTGACGCTGAATAACCCAATGTATCTGCCACATCCTTACCAACAAACCACGCTTCATTCTCAATAATTACTGTGCGAACTTCTTTTGCTTCAAAATTAAATACTTGTATTTTGTTCATGTGTTTGTTCCTTTTCTGTTATAATTTAGTTATGTTCCTCCTGGCTAATTCCGTGGCCAGGTTTTTTTGTGCTATCCTTTAATTACTGGCATTGCAGTGCCTAGTAATTTGAAAGGAGCAAACTAAATGATTAAATATTCTTTAGTCATCAACGGAAGAAGCGTAAAGTCTGATTTCACACTTCCATTTAATCCACAAGTTGGTGACTTGATTAATTCATCATCTGATACAAAGGCACCATATTATCTTGTTAAAGGCATCGTGATGTCTATGAATGGCGAATTTGTTCAATTACACGTTGACAAATTTTCTAACAAAGTCAACGCGTCTATCAATATTGACTGGTTCAATTGAGTCACTTTCAACTTCGACGATTCTTGCTTCAACTTCGTCTAGTATTTTTTCATCTACGTACATTGCTTCTCCAGTAAGCGCAGTTATTTCTTTATCGTCTAGATAAGTTTTAAACGCTTTCCGAATTAGCAATGTATTTTTTTGTTTATCAACTATTACGCCTACTATCGTTCCCGCCACATATATTGATTTCATATATTTCTATCCTTTCTATGCTGGCTGCTTTCGTTCAGTTTTCTGAACCTTTATTGTAAAAAAATAAGTTGCCATTTCTTTATCGTCTATATTTAATGCTTTACAAATATTAAGCATTTCATCTTGACGAAATGGAACTCCTTTTAGTTTGTTAGTCAATGAAGCAGGAGAAATACCAATCTCTCTAGCTAGAGAACTTTGGTTATAACCATTTGACTTCATTCGACCATATAAACGTTCGTAATCAAATTTTATCATTCAAAACCTCCTTTTCTGTTTGGTTCAGTTTTCTGAACAAATTAATAATACCACCATTATTTTCACAATGCAATAGTTTTATTCAGATTTCTGAACTTTATTTTACTTAATTGTTGAGTTTTACTGAACTTTAGTTTATACTTAATTTGTAACATATTAAGGAGAACAAATATGGAAAGCTTTAACTCTAGACTTAAAATAGCTATGGAGTACAAAAATATAAAGCCTGCTGATTTATCTAAAATAACAGGAATTGGAAAGTCTTCTATTAGTCAATGGCTGTCGGGAAAATATTCTGCTAAGCAAGATAAAATTTTTATTGTAGCAAAAGCTCTGAATGTTAATCCTAGTTGGTTAATTGGCGCTGATGTTCCTATGAACGATGAATCAACGATAGATCGTATATACAATCTTTCTATTAAGTTAAATAAAGAACGGCAGCAAAATGTATTAAATTACACTGAACAACAATATAATGAACAAAACAAAATTATTAAATTGCCAACTAATAAAGAAGTGATGATTTCTGGTGCTGTTTCTGCTGGTACTGGAGAATATCTTGGTGATGGACATAAAGAAATTGTTTCATATAACGGAGACATACCTGTTCATGATTTCGCAGTTATTGTTAATGGCGACTCTATGGAACCAACATTTGCTGATAAACAAATCATATTCGTTAAGAAAACTAATGATGTCCGTAATGGTCAATTCGTAATTGCAGATTATGACCATCAAGCCTACGTCAAAAAGTTTATGCGTGATGAAAACGGTTGCCGTTTAGTATCGTTAAATAAAAAATACAATGATATGCCTATAAATGATGAACATGAGCTATCAATATTCGGTGTTGTTGTATTATAAACCGCTGGCGCGGGTACATATATTAAAGGAGAAATTATTATGGGATTGTTTGATGGAATCAAGAAAGAAATGCAACTATCACAGGAAAAAGCTGCTAAAGAAAAAGAAAATAAAAAGAAGTACGATAACTATCAAATAGAGTTGAAATCAAAATTTGTAGCTAGCGGACGAATTGGTATAAATAAGTTTAATGATGAATTAAAAATCATAAAGGTTTCTACTGAAAGCTACTTCAAAGACGTATATGTTGAGTACAAAAACATTACAGAAGTTAAAATTGATGAAAAAATAAACGAAAAAACACAAACAAAAAACGTAGGAAAAAGAAAAGGCGTCATAACCAGATCAGTTGTTGGGACAATTTTGATGCCTGGTGTAGGAACAGTTGTAGGCGGTTTAACAGCAAAAAAAGAGAATAAAATACAGTCAATCACAACTCAAGATATCAAAAGAAAAATTGTTTTAATCCAAAATACACCTTATCAATCGCTGCTTAAAATCACGTACAATGAAGAGTTGTTTTCTAAGTTAAAAAGTATTATAAATAAAAATACTGAAACTGTAGAAGAAACTATATATAAAGAGGAAAGAACTGACAATGGTTTAAGTGATTTAATAGCTTTAAAAGAATTATTCGACAAAGGTATAATCACACAAGAAGACTTCGATGCTAAAAAGAAACAAATTTTAGGTTTATAATCATATGCCCTATCGGGCGTACATAGGACAACGAAGTCTTAAAAATAAGCAAATAAAAAAGCACACCTAGCCGGGGGTGGCAGTCGGTGTGCTAAAGATTATACATAAACGCACTGGGCGTTCTGTTATATTGTAACAGATGTAAGCCCCTTTTTAAAGGAGGCTTTTTATATGGCATCAATTTATAAACGTGGTTCAACGTACACCGTAAATGTGTCTATTGTAAGCAATGGTAAACGCTCACGTAAGACTAAATCTGGTTTTAAAACTAAGCGTGAAGCTAACGTATGGGCTAATGATATTGAACACAAGAAAAATAATGATGAATTGACTGCCGTATTCGCTCCAGATATTACCGTTCCTGAATATTTCGAAAAGTGGCTTGAAACATACAAAGTTAACATCAAAGATAGTAGCATGAGAGTGTATTTAGCTACCCTACACATGATACAACGGAGCGAGATACTTTCTACCACAAAAGCATTTAAACTTACGAGAACACGCGCTCAGCAGTATTTAAATGAATTTGGAAGTACACATGGTAAAGCAACAACGGCAAAGCGTAAAGCGCAATTAAAGTCAGCCTATCAAGATGCGGTATTGGATGGATTAATGAAAGCAAATCCTTTTGAACGAACTGTTGTTACTGGATCGGATCCAAAAGACAACGATTTAAAGTTTATTCAAACAGATGATTACCTAACATTAATTAATGAAACAAGGCTTGTTCAGACAATGACTAATGATATTATCTTAATTGGCGCCCTCACCGGTGCTCGTCTGGGTGAAATTTTAGCATTAACATCTAACGATATTCAAAATGGTTTAATTGATATAAATAAGACAGAACAATCATCTACACGTAAAATAGATTCAACTAAGACAAAGAACTCGATTAGACTGATTGATGTTCCTGTTTGGTTGACTGACCGGTTGCAAAAGTCATATAATGGACGCTTATTTGATATAAGCCAAGTTGCTGTTAATAAAGCTTTCAAAAAACTACAAAACCAACTAGAATTCGAAAATATTGTTTCGTTTCATGGTTTGCGTCATACTCATGCAAGTTATTTATTATCAAAAGACGTATCTATTGATTATGTCAGTCAACGTCTTGGACATGCAGATACATCTATAACTATGCAAGTATATGCTCACCTACTCAACTCGAAACGACAACAAGAAATAACTAAAACTCTAGCATTGTTTAAATAA